CTCTTTTTTATTCGTTGCACTTACTTGCTCACGGATCTTATAACGCCAAGTGCCTGATTCTTGATTATCAAACACGGACTTTAATACTAATACTTTTTGGTACCTATCGTCGGTGCTTATGTTAGTTCCTACAAATATAACACTATCTTCGGTAGCACTTGTAAAAATAAATAAATATTTAGGGTTAGAAATTGTCGCCAATTCTAAGCCGGTAAATATTAAATTATTGTCCACCCCTTTATAAATATGTAACATTTGTTTTAAATTAAAAAACCCTACCCACACAATGTAGGTAGGGCATTATTAAATAACTATTAGGTAGAATTACCCAGCAGTCTCAAGCGCTGCACCTACGCTAGCGCTAACTTGTAAAAAGTCATCCTTTTCGATACCACTCAAAGTAATATTGTATCCGTTACGATCGCCCGCAGCGGTACCACTTGTTGACTCCGTAGAAGCCAAGTATAGACCATTATTTTCGCCGTACATTCTATAAATTCCATCCATATCTAAAGTAACTGCAATTAACTTGTTTTTAGCAAGTGTACGCACTACGTTAGCGGTTGTGCTATCTCTTTTGTTTAAAGGGAATACAACTTGGTGTGTATAAAATACTGATCCATTCTCTTCGGATGCAGTTGCATTTGAACTTGTATTTGCGGTTGCACGTGGCACCTCAAACTTATAAAATCTTTTACCGGTTGCTTTAGTAATGCCGGTAACTAAACCGCTTACTTCTGTAACTCCGGTAATATTTCCAAACTCGGCTAAAAATACGGCTTGTAAGCCTCCGATGTTTTGGCGGCAATCTATTGTATATCCGCTAGTAATTACACATGACATGTTAAAAAAGTTTAAAAAAAAGGCGGCTTATTTAACCGCCTTTTCTTGATTATTTATTAATTAGATAGTTGACTTGAAAGCTACGCAGAATTGCGTGTAAGCTACGTTAACTCCTAATTTGAATGCTACTCTATAACGAACTTCGTTGTTATCTTTAGAATACCAAATAGTGTAATTATCTTCTTCAGCTTCTAAGTCAAACGCCATTGCGATGTTAGACAAAGTAGTTGCGTAAAGATCGCCAGTTCCGTTTAATCCGTTAACCGCTACTAACTTAACGTTAGTTCCTGGGATAACAAACATTTTGTCTGTATCGGCATCAACTTGATAGTTAAACAAGTTTAATGCTTGGTAAGCCATTACTGCTAATCTATAAGTATCAAAACCAACAAAGATATGTAAATCTTCAGCGTCGATAATTTCAACTGGGATTGCTTTGTAAACACCTTGTAACACATTAACGATGTTAGTTTGTGTAATAGTTGCAATTGGGCCACCGGATACAAAACCAGAAACGTTTGCGTTAACCGGAGAACCAGCATCGATTAATTTAATTAAACCATCGAAGCGTTTTAGATTCTCGCTACCAGACGCGGTATCACCTTGCCATAACGCGATTTCTAATTGACGAGCAATCATCTTGTTCTTTTGCTCTGCAAACTTAGTTTGGAAGTCAGCCCATCCAAAATCTTCGTAAGTAGAACCAGCTCTTAATGCTTCTTGAGTAAAGTAAGCTTCAAAGTCTTTAGGACAAAAAGTTTCTTCTACTTTAATTTTACCAACTGTAACAGTTGCTTGGCTTAAAGTTGTTGTACCACTTGGGTTCCAACCGCAAGAATCAACTTGGAAGTTTGCGTTAGTAGCCAATTTAGGTACCGCAACGCTAGACTTTGTTTTAGGTAATAAGATACCACCCGCCTTAATTAAAGACTGAGTTTTTGCCGCAAATACGGCTTCGGTTAACAATGGCGCAATGTCTTGTTTAGTATATGCGCTTATGCCTGAAAATGAAAATGCCATTTTTATTAAATTTTAGTTTATGAACAAATTGATTTTGAAAATTTTTCGAACTCCGCTTTAGCATCTAATTTTTGAGTTGCAAAAGCATTGCTTGTTTTAACACCAGCATCCGGTGCGCTTTGAGGTGCCTCAACTAGCATTTTGCTAATTTGCATAAGGCCTTCAATTACTTTATTTGCTTGACCTAATTTTGCTTCGTATTGAGCAAATTTGTTTTCGTAAGCAGTGAACTTTTCGTTAGTTGCAGATTCAAAAGCGGCAAATTTTGCGCTCATATCTTCAACTACCGGTACTTCAACTTCTACTGATACTTCGTCTTCCATCTTTGGTTTAATTTCCATGATAACTCCGTTATCGCCTAAAACGATAGTTTCGCCGCTTTCAAGGATATGCTCGCCAACCGGAGCCGGTGCGCCTTCAATAGTTACAATACCGCCAACCGCTAATTCAGTTACTTCAACGATAGTGCCGTCTTTTAATTTGGCTTCCATCATTTTAACCGGTGCCGCAGTTTCGCCGCTAGGCATTGGCATTTGTTCGTTTCCTACAAGTTCTGCAAAGAACATTGAAACTTTGTCAAGAATGTTTTGTGCTTGTTCCATGTTTATATATATTATTTATGTGTTAAAGGTACTTTTAGTAATTCTGCTAGTTCTGCAAGTTTTTGCTCGGCATAGGTTGGCGCCTTTTTTTCGCTAGGGTATTCAAAATAACCCTCAACGCTAAAACCTTTTACCTTGCCTTGTTTTATTAAATTCCAAGCTTGTTCGTTTTCTACATAAAAGCTACCAAACCAAGAACCATCTTTAGCATCTTCAAAACCCGCCATTGGTTGTATGCCTCTAGCTTTATCCACGATAAAACTTTCAAACATAATAAGACCTTCAAGCTGCATGTCTTGATCGTGCATTAAATTAACATTGCCTTGATAACCTTTTTTGCTAAACTTAATGGCGATGTCTTTAATAGTCTCGGCGCTAAAGGTTACAAAATGTTCGCCGAATTTTTTATTGTTTCTATAAATAGGCTTATCGGCTAGCATTAATGGCCCGCTTATAATATGCTTGTCTTCGTCCTGGATGGCAAAATTAAGTTTAGGCTTATCGTTTGAAAAATGCTGCTCCCACATTGAATTGCAAATAGCTACGGCTTGATCCGTTTCTTTGCCCTCGCCAATTACATAGCTTATGCATCTAGGCAAAAATGCGTCTTTGCCTTCGCCTTTACTTGGTTCTATAAAATCTTGAGTAAACGCTACAAAATCACGTTGAATGGCCGGCTTGTCCACCAATGCAATAAACGATACCTCGGCATCGTCTTGCAACTCTTCTTGAATCTTAAGTTCGTAAATAGGTAAGTCCATACTTAATAAATATCTTTTTTTTAGTTTATGTACTTTTAATTGATTCTAGCCGCGCGGTTAAGTCTTTGGATTCTTTCTTGGTTACCACTTACGTCGCTTTCAATTACGAATGCCCTTGCCGCTACGTTGCCTATTTGGTTAACTTGCGCTTGGTTTAAAGTAGTTGTGCTTGCTTGCGCCATTAAAGGTGCGCTTACATTCATATTAGGAATACTTGGCATAGATCCACCGCCACCGCTAGCACCTTTAACTCCAGGGACTTGCACGCCCATTATTGCTTTAACAGACTTAATACCGGTTGCAATAATACCGGCAACGGACGCAATTTTTTGTATTGTACCAAATGGCTCCGGCAATACGGACTTTGCTCTAATAACTTCGGACGCTCCAATATAAGTATTTATCAAAGCTGTTGCTATTCCTAGCGCTTTTCCGGCCGTTGTTTGTTGTCCTATAATAGCACCTAAAGCCTCCGTTGCATTTCCAATAGCCCTAACGTTATCAATCTTAGCTTTAGCTAATTTATCATCGTTTGCCTTATCTAAATCTTTTAAATCTTTTTCTCTTTTATAATTATCAATGGTTAATTGAGTTCTATATTTTAAAGCATCTTCTCTGTCTTTTTTTGCCTTAGCTTCCCTTTCTGCGTCCGCCTTTGCTGCGTCTGCTATGATTTGGTCGCCGCTTTCTTTTATTTCTTTATCAACTCCTAATTGATATTCTTTTCTTTGTAAATCCCATTTTTCCTTATCGAGAACTTCTTGCCTTCTTTTTTGCTCGGCTTCTTTTCTTATTTGTTCTGCTTTTTCCGCAGCCGCTTTTTGATCCGCTAATCTTTTAGCTTGTTCTGCTTTCTCTGTATCGGTTAATTCTTTAGTTCCGGAAATAAATCTTTTATTTGCGTCTTCGTATCTTTTGCCAAATTCGGTAACAGACTTTTTTGCATCATCCCAAGCGCCGGAAAAATCACCGCTTATAAATTTTTTAACAGCCGATCCAACTAACCCAACGCCTTGTAAAAATGAACTTAACGCACTATATGCAACTTCAAAACCTTTGCTAACATAAGGTAGCGCTTGTTCTGCAAGTGTTAAAAATGCATTAAGTAACGGCTCCATTGTACGCAAGACGCCGTTTAAAATTCTACCGAATTGAGTTGTAATAGGCTCAAGTCTTTTCATTGCGCCTTCGTTCTTTGCAAACGCGGCGGCAAGTCCTCCAACTAAACCGACAAGCAACCCAATGCCGGTAGCTTTTAAAGCAGCACCCCATGAAGATGTTGCAATTTCTAATTGTCTTAAACCTTTACCAAACATTCCTACTGGGCCGTCTGCATTTTCTAAAGCGCCAGCAAAATCATTGGCTCCGGCTTTTGCATTTTCTAAACCATCTTCAACGTCTCTAATTTGCGCGCTAAGTTTTTTAAACTCTTCCGATCCGGCCGCCGTTTCTTTAAGTTGTTTTTTAAGTTCTTTTAATTCTTTAACAGAGCCAGCAGCGGCTTTAGTTGTGCCGTTTAAATGACCTTGTAAATCATCAATTTCTTTATTTAATCTTTTAAACTCTTCGGAGCCAAATTCTGCATTTTCAAGATTATCTTTTAAATCTTTTAATTCACTCTTTAATTCCTTTAAAGTCTTACCGGAATACTTTGTATTGATTTGTATTTCGGCTGCAATTGTTGTATTTTTAGTTGCCATATTTTTTATTTTTTATACACACTCGCAACCTGGATCGCTAGTGAAATTATAGATTTGAGTCCCGCTTGGTGTTGAGGTTGTTCCGGTTGGTTGTAAGCATCCGTCCGGTACATCGGTACTTGTACCCATGCTACTATATCCGGTGCCTAATATATAGTAAATATTCATTGTGCAATAATCGGTAAATTGCGTGTACTCCGGACATCCGGTTTGCCCCGTACTTGTAATTGAAATACCCGATGTTGGTGTTGTAGTACCGGTAATAACATAAGTAACACCGCTACTTGTTACGCGTTCGTTAACGCTAAAACTTCCAATAGTATAAGTTGCACTATAAGTTGTAGCACCGCCGCCTAAGCAATTAGACATTGTGTAACTTTCGGCACATGTAGGACTATTTGATTCTATTAATTGGTCTCTTACTCCATTGTAATTAACCGCACATTCATTTGTTTGAATTTGAGGTTCGTATAAATCTAGTCCGCTACAATATCTTGATCCATTTGGTACCCAATTTTGAGTAGTATTCGGTGCGGTATTGCTAGGGTTTGTAGCGTAACTACTTCCGTTTGTAAAGAATTGATTGCCGGTAAAACAAGTATTTGTATTTTGATAAACAATATAAGACAAAACAGATCCGTTATTGCAAATATATAATGTACCTATGTTTAAATTATATAATGGCGATGTATTACAAGTACAAGAATTAGCTTGAATTAAAAAATTTCTTGTAGTATTGTAACCAGTAGCACATTCATTGGTTTGAATTTGCGGTTCGTATAAATCAAACCCACTACAATATTGAGCGCCATTTGCAACCCAATTTTGTGTTGTATTTGGTGCGGAATTACTTGGGTTTGTAGCGTAACTACTTCCGTTCGTAAAGTATTGATTTCCGGTAAAGCAAGGATTTGTATTTTGATAAACCGCGTAACTAAATACACTACCACTACTACATACATAAAGCAAGCCGATGTTACTATTATAAACCGCGCTAGTATTACAATTCCCGTTTGTTGGTGCCGTATTCCCTACGTTTACGCCGTTTACTTGGTAATTGTTATAAGTTGCACTACAAGGGTTTGTGTCTCTATACACTAAATAGTTAACACAACTTACGCAAGTATTATAACTTTGACTTGTCCAACTAGCCGTAGTATTACAATTGCCACTTGCTGGCGCGGTATTGCCTACATTAATACCATTTACTCGGTAATTGTTATAAGTTGCACTACAAGGGTTTGTGTCTCTATAAACTAAATAGTTAACACAACTTACGCATGTATTATAAGCTTGACTTACCCAATTAGCCGTAGTATTACATGCCCCGTCCGTTGGTGCGGTATATCCTACGTCAACTCCGTTAACCCTATAAATTCCTTCAGTTTCGCTACATACGTTAGTGTCTCTATAAACTAAATACGTTCCGCAACTAGAACAAGTGTAGTAAAATTGATTTGTATAAATAGGCGATGTGTTACAACTTCCGCTAACCGGTGCCGTATTGCCTACATTTACTCCATTTACTCGGTAGTTGCCATAAGTAGGAGAACAAAGTTTAGTATCTCTATAAACTAAATAAGTAACACAATCAACGCACGTGTTATAAGCTTGGCTTACAAAATCCGGCGTTACATCACAACTTCCACTTACCGGAGCCGTAGCGCCTACGTCAACGCCGTTTACTTGGTAGTTATTATAAGTAGTACTACATGCGTTTGTATTTCTATAAACTAAATACGTTCCGCAACTAGAACATGTATTATAACTTTGACTTGTCCAAGTTGGCGATGTGCTACAACTACCAAAAGTTGGAGCCGTGCTTCCAATATTAACGCCGTTTACTTGGTAGTTATTATAAGTACTTGAATAAGGATTCGTATCTTGATACACTACGTAATTATTACAACTTACGCAAGTGTTAACCCCTAAAGTTTGCCAATTCGGTGCCGTATCAACTATGCTTGATGATTTGTAAATAACTCTTAATAACTCTACTTTTGTAGGTGTATTTTTTCCGGCTTCATAATCTATGATTCTTGAAATTTTATAAACACCACCATCTAAATAAATAAACTTTTTAAAGTCAAGGTTATAAATATCTAAATCGTTTAAATAAAACATTCCGGTAATAAGTCGGCTA